TTCCCGCGTCGAGCGGATCTTAGCCATTTTTGTTCTGCTCCGCACGGAACCCGGCCGGCCGCACTAGCGGCTTACCCTTGGCGTCGTAAAGCAGTGGCTTCTCTTCCTTGAGAACGTCCATCTTGTCGATAGGACTACCGGTCCAATCAGCCATTAGCTCCCCCTCCTGCGACTTGTGCCATCGTGCCCGCCCCGTCGGCCGGGATCGCGGGTGACGGCTTGCCGCCCGCTGCCGCGGCGGCCGGATTCGACCCCGGCGCCGGCTGCACGGGCTGGCCCGCGGCCAGCGTCTCGGCGTCTTGCATCCCGATCTCGCCGCGGATGTTCACGGCGACCTTCGGAGGCCGCGGCTGCTGCGCGCGCTCGGCGGCCATCTTTTGCGCCATCTGCTGCGCCTCCTGCATCTGCGGGTCCTTCATCATCTCGGAGAGCGGGACGATAATGTCTTCGACTCCGCGCTCGCCGAGGGCGTCGCGCCACACGCGCTTCGCCAGCGGGCCCAGCTTGATGCCCCAGCCCTGCTGTTCAAGCTGCGGCGCCACCTTGATGAGGTTGGCGAAGAAGCTGAGAAGCTGGGCCGACTTGGTGGTCATGGCCTGAAGCTGCTGCGCGCCGACCCAGTTAAAGGACCAATTCCCGGCGATCGACTCGACCGTGATGGACTGTGCCTGGAAGCCCTGCGTCCCCGGGATCTGCATGACCTGAGACGCCGGCACGAACGCCAGCGTCAGCCGGTGGAGCGCCGCCATCATAGGCGTCAGGATCTCGGTCTCAAGGATCGTGGCTACGTCGGTAATGTCCGCAAGCCCGAGTGAAATAAGATTCTGGACAGCCATACCGGCACGGGGCAAGCCGCGCGTCGGCTGGCCTTCCGCCAGCGGGCTCGCTCCCCCGATCGTATTGATAAGTCCCATGGTGTTTTGAGACGCCGCGAGACTCGTCTTCGACGTGTCCGGAATCTGAACCGGGTAAATCGCTTCCTTCGGATTTTCGACTAGCCATCTCTTCCGCGCACCGTACACGATGGAATCCGTGCGGCTGATAAGGTTCGGGTCCAACGCGATCGGCGGCAGGCCCGCGACCGAGCGGGCTTCCTCCATCTGATTGAACTGATCGTTGAGAAGAATCTGTAGCGGCTCGATGTCGTTGGCGAGCGTTGAACTGTACAGTTCGCCCGGCAGCGGCCGGGCCACCGCCATGAGGTAGGGGGGCTCGGGATACTGCGCCGGCTTGAACCGCACCGCCTTCGGGCCGTGGTTCACGTTCCAAACGAGCCAGCACGTCATCAGCCGGTCACCGGCCCAGAACCAGCACTCCGACAGCGACACGTCCGTTTCGAGCGGGAGCGGCTTGCCGTCGTCGCCGCCCTTGCCCTGCGTCCCGGACTGCCCGCCGTCCGTCGAGACCTGCTGGGGCTCCGAGAACCCGGTCACCGCGAGCCGCTGGTTCCAGTGATACGGAAACTCCGGCCGCGTTAGCTCGCTCTGCTGTAGCTCGTCACAGAGCCCCGCCTTGACGTTGTGGCGGTACTCCGCGAACGGCATCAGCACGTCCTCGAAGATCAACGAGGCGTCGCGGAGGTTCGGGCTCGTCTCGGGCCACACGTAGAAGCTGAACGGGTCCACGACGCGGGCGTTCGGCCACACTTCCTTCAGCTTGCCCTTGATCCGGCCGAGGCTAACCTGGGTGTCCGTGACCACGACGTCCGTCTTCAGGATCGCGCGGCGGTACGTCAGGATGCAGCGCGCAAGCTGATTGGCGACCTTGCGGATGCCCACCTTGCGGGTAAGCAGCCAATTCATGTACGCGCCGTTCGCCGAGGCTTCCTTGCCGTTGGCGATGTTCATCTCGTCGCCGGGGTAGCACTCGAAGAATTGGTCGTTGGGAATCAACGACTGCACGACCCGCACGACAAACCGCTCGATTGCCCGGCGGCCCATCGGGATGTAGTGCTTGAACGTATCCGAGTTGTAGAAGAAGCGCCCGCGGATGGCGTGGTGCATCGCGTGCGAGCGAAGATCCTCTTCATCGATCGGCCGGCGGCGGTTGCGGATATCCGCGATACGCGGCGCCAGGCGCTCGGCGATCTGCTCCTTGGTCGTGCCCTTCGGCCGGCCTGCGGAGGCCGGCGTGGACTCGGCGTCGCCCTGTGCGATCACGGCGGAGTTAGGCATCCTTCCACCAATCGCCGGTCGCCTTCCTGGCGTCAGGCGCGACGCCCGCGGCAAACTCGATCGCCCCGGTCACCATCAGGCCGTCCCACGGATCACGGCCCAACTGCGGCGTATACCCGTCTTGCGAGCCGATGGGGTCTGCCAGCGCGTCGATCACTCCTGATCCTCTCAGTTCTTGCTGAACCCGGTTCATGGCTTCGTAGCGCACCGAATCGGCCACGTTGTCAAAGAAGCCGTCTTTGTGCGGCTTCAAGGCGGCGGCGCCGTCTGCCTTCTCCGGAAAGTGGTAGCCGCCGGCCAGGGCGTCGATCACGCTGCGGCAGCGGCGGTGAATCAGGACATGCGCCCAGCCGCACGCGCAGAGCGGGGCGCGTAGCTGCTTGCGGATCAGATCCAGTACCGGGTCAACGTTGATGACCTTGCGGTAGCGGAAGCGCAGGTTGTACGGCGGCCGGCTCAGGCGGATGATCGGCCCCGGGCCGCGCTCGTTATGCTGCGCGCCGGCATGGTCGCCGATGTCCTGGACCATCGCGGGGATCGCGGTCGGGAAGGCCGCCTTCGTCTCCGCGAAGACGTCAGCCGCGAAGGCTTCCGTCTCGATCTTCTCCCCGACTAGCTCTTGGAGGATGTTCCAGTGGACGGTACCAACTTTACAGCGGTAAACTTGGTGCCATGTACACACCGGTACTCGAAAACCCCAATCCCAGGATCTATCAAGGGGGATGCCGTCGAGCAGCTTAGGCTCCCCCACATGTTTGCCGTGGTGGAAAGCATCCCCAAACACCGGCAGTCCTTCTGGGGTGAACCCGAATTCTCCGTCAACGATCCGTCGAGCATTAGCCTCTCCGTGCGTGGCGATGAGATTCGCCACGTAATCACTTGGCAGGTTCGGGTTGTCTCGGCTGCTCGACCGGATCAAGCGGTACTCGGCGCCGCCGCGCTCCGTGACGCCGGGCACCGTGCCGAACATCTTGGCGAGCCAGTGCGTCTGGAAGGGCGGGTTCGTCGTCAGGAGCATCTTGAGGTAGCGCCGCGCTTGCGGCAGCCGCAGCCGCGAGACTAGACCTTCAAACGTCTTCAGCGGCTCCTCGCTGGCTTCGTCCACCCACGCAAACCCGAATTCCGGACCCAACCACCGCCCGATATCTTTGGTTTCCTTCACCCACACTTCCGAATCGTTCGGGAAGATAATGCGGTGGGGAAAACCCCGGAAGCTGTCTCGGTACTGAATGTTTCCAATATCGACGCGCTCAAGCACTTCCAGGAACATTCGCAACGTACTGTCGTGTAGCTTGCTGTACGACCGGCGCGCGATGACCCCGACATTGCCGGGAATCTGAATGGACAGGACCGCACAAAGGATCGCCGCGGCCAGCGTCTTGCCACTGCCGTAGCCGCCGACGAACGCGACGTACCGTTCAGGCGACTCGATCAACTCCCGCTGGTGCGGGAGGAGCACTCGCTTGCCCTTGCTGTTCGGCGGCAAAAAATCTTCGAGCCGCACCGGTCAGGCCGCGATATCCATAACGCCAACGGCCGCGACTCCGGCAGTCCGCATTATTCTCAGATACGGAACCCAAAGACAGGTGACCGGGATTACAACATCCGGGGTTGTCACACCCATGGAGCACCCACAAACCGTCCGGTATCGGGCCGTGCGTAGCCATCCACGCAAATCGGTGTGCTCCCCAAGTGGTGCTACGATCGGCCGCCCCATTTGTCCTGTCCCCGTGGATCGTATAGACTCCGTAACCGCGTTTCGTGGCGCCCGTCCACAACCAACACCCCGTGTTGGGCTCGGGTTCAACCCGCGACCAAAAATGCGCCGTCTTGTCTAGAATCGGCGGCCGTCCGCCCGGCATCAGTCTTTCCCCTTGACGGTTTCCGCGATTCTAAAATCGTCCACCTTCGCAATTTTCCGCGTCTTGGGTGGTTTGAGTTTTGCCACATCTTGAATC